CTGGGGGCGGAGAACTTGATTTTAGAACAGCATTTTTAGCAAACCTTAAAGCAATTGGCGAAGAAACAACAACACAAATGAAAGGCGAAGGAGTTGGACAAGAAGCTTCTGTTGCTGTAAACAAAGGACAAGTACAATTAGCTAACCTTGCTGCCAAAGGCCAAGAAAAACTTGGAGAACACATACAAACTAACACTATACTTCTAAAGACGTATAGCACTATGATTGAAAATCTAAAACCTACTCTAGGCGAGGCCGCTACAAATATAATTGATGGAATAGATGCTTTAATTCCAGGCACTAAACTTAGTGAACAAATAGGCAAAATTGAAACGTTTAGCGATGAACTTATAGAAAAAGGAAAGATGACTTCGGAAACATTGAACCAGTTGGCAACTGTGCTTGACAGCAATGCAACACCTGCAGCAAAAAAACTTGCAGAAACGGCGCTGATTGATGACAAAGTACTTAGAAAAGATGGCGGTGGACTTTCAGAAGACTTTGCTAAAGCATTACAAAAAATTAGAACTGATAATGAGAAATCTCAGTCACCAACAGACACTGAAGGTAGTAGTTTAGGTTTATTTGACAAATTCATGAAAAGTATAGGTTTATATGATAAAGGTACACTCGGAGAAACAGGCAGTTTATTTAAAGATTTTGGCAAAGGGCAAGCTGCAATGTTACATGGATTAGAAGCTGTTGTACCTAAATCTAGTCCACAAGGAGCACTGCTAGATAGTTTTCCAGGAGGACTATCAGATCTTACTTCACAAATGAAAAATATGGGCTCAAAATTTGATCCATCTGCAATGGCTGCAGCAACCGCAGGACAACAAAGTGCTCCTCCTAAAGTCTTACAAGACCTAATGACAGATATGTCATCTCCTAGTACAAGCACACAAGGTAACACAAACGAAGATCTTTCAGAATCCATATCTCAGCATCTACAACAGCTAATTCAAATAAATAGTAGACAGTTAGCAGAGATACAGAAACAAGTGAAAGCCACTAAAGGCATGAACGGTAACATGATGTCGAACGTAGGATTATAAATGAGCTGGAAAAAATACTTTACACCTGTTAGTGCAGGTAATGAAACATCAGGAACTTATTCCCCAATCAATGGAGCAAGTGCTGTAACTAAACCAGGCCCAGCTCGAAGTAATTATTCGAGTTTTTTACCTGACGTTTATACAGGAACTCCAAACAGAGTTGAAAGATACGGACAGTATAACACAATGGATTTAGATTCAGAAGTGAATGCCGCACTTGATATTCTAGCAGAATTTTGTACACAAAAGCAAAAACAAAATGGAACACATTTTACTTTCGATTACAAAAAACAAGCTACTAATTCAGAAGTACAAATTTTAGGACAATACCTACAGCAGTGGTATAAAATAAACAATTTTGAAAAACGTATGTTTAGACTTGTACGTAATGTATTCAAATACGGAGATGGATTCTTTTTAAGAGATCCTGAAACTAAAAAATTATATCATGTAGATCCTGCAAAAGTTAATAGAATTATTGTTAACGAATCAGAAGGCAAAACACCAGAGCAATACATTGTAAAAGATGTACAATTTAATTTTAGAGATCTTGTAGCCACAAAGCCACATCAAACTAACGGTAACATTACCGGAGGTGGAAGCGGATATTATGAAGGCGGCGTAAGAGGTATGGTTGGCAATTATCCTAACCAAGCTGGATCAAGATTTACTATTGAAGATGGCGAAGTTGCAATAGCTGGCGAACATATGTTTCATCTCAGTTTATCAGAAGGATTAGACAACAACTATCCATTTGGTAATTCATTGTTAGAAAGTATTTTTAAAGTATACAAGCAAAAAGAATTGCTTGAAGATGCTATTATTATTTACAGGGTGCAAAGAGCACCTGAGCGTAGAGTATTTTATGTTGACGTAGGTAATATGCCATCACACCTTGCTATGCAATTTGTTGAGCGTGTTAAAACAGAAATACATCAAAGACGTATTCCGAGTAAAACAGGTGGCGGAACAAATGTTATAGATTCAGCTTACAATCCGTTATCAACTAATGAAGATTACTTCTTTCCACAAACTGCTGAAGGACGTGGTTCAAAAGTTGAAACACTACCAGGAGGTACTAACCTAGGAGAAATTGATGACCTTAGATATTTTACTAATAAGCTCGTACGCGGCTTACGAATCCCTAGCAGCTACTTGCCTACAGGCGCTGACGATGCAACTGCAAGCTACAATGATGGAAGAGTCGGCACAGCATTTATACAAGAATTAAGATTTAACACATACTGTGAAAGATTACAAAATTTACTTGCCGACGAGTTTGATCAAGAATTTAAAAGATATTTGTTAGAAAAAGGTGTGAACATTGATACAGCAATGTTTGATCTAAAATTCCAACCACCACAAAACTTTGCAGCTTATAGACAAACAGAATTGGACAATCAAAGAATTGGTACTTGGTCACAAGTACAAGCAATACCATACATTTCAAATAGATTTGCATTAGAAAGATTCTTAGGATTAAGCACAGAAGATATTGCTAAAAACGAAAGATTATGGAAAGAAGAAAACCAAGAAAACTTAGAACCGCCACCAAGTGATGCCGCAGGTGAAATGCGCGGTGTAGGAATAAGTAGTGCAGGTATAAGTGCAGACATTGACGGTGCAGAAGAAACAGCTGACATAGAAGGCGCAGAAGATGGAGGAGAAGGTGCACCTCCAGAAACAGCAACTGGCGAAGAATTAGGTGGAGCACCAGCAACACCTCCAGCAGGCGGTGACGCAGGAACAATATAAAGTATAAATAACATTATGATACTGAGAGAACTTTTTTATTACGACAAAGAAACAATAGAGCCTGTTGAAGACAATAGGTATGATCCTCAGTATGATCAATCTATAGTTGATCTAGATGATACCCGGAAAACACGATTAAGTTTAAGCCAAATAAATCGTGCTCGCAAGGCAGCTGAACTACATACAGAAGAAAAGTCTAAAGAAATAGATTTTGTAAGACAAATGTATGGACTAGCAGCACAAGCTGAGGCGACCGGAGTATGATAATTGGCAAAACTAGATAAAAGCAAATACACTCCTAATGAATGGCGTGAACTCCAAACTCAAAGAAAACTTTATAAAATAAAACGTAGAGCTGAAAAAGCTGAGAAACGTTCTAAAAAACCAATCCAATATGAAAAAGTTCAAATTAATAAAAAACATGCAACGTGTTTTGTTTTAGGTAACGGTACCAGTAGAACTCCGATAAATGTAGAAGACCTTTCAAATTTAGGCAATACTTACGGTTGTAATGCATTATACAGAACTTTCTCCCCAGATTACTTAATTGCTGTTGATGTCAAAATGATATTAGAAATATCTAAACAAGGCTATCAAAGAAAACATACTGTATGGACTAATCCTAATAAAGCATACGGGCAAATACAAGATTTAAATACATTTAATCCGAGCAAGGGTTGGTCAAGTGGACCTACAGCACTATGGCTTGCTAGTCAACACGGATATGAAAAAATATACATACTTGGATTTGATTATAGAGGTACAAAAGAAAAATTTAATAATGTATATGCAGATACACCTAACTATAAAAAAAGTCAAGATGGTGCAACTTTTTTTGGCAACTGGTTGCGTCAAACGGTGTCTGTAATAAAGGAACATAAAAATATTCAGTATGTAAGGGTTATAGCATCTGATAATTATTGCCCTGAGGAACTAAATAAAATGAGTAACTTAACAACAATAACAGTTGACGATTTTATGAAAATCCACCAACTTTCTTAATCTACAGCCAAAAAACCCCGTTTTTGGCCTATTTCTATACATATTTTCTATATACATGTAAATACAACTGACAGCCTTACCATAGGTATAACATTTATAGGAGATAAAAATGGCAGATACAAATAAATTTGAAGAGATGCTAGAGCATCTTGTCAATAATGACCGCGCTAAAGCGGAAGAGTTATTCCACGAGATTGTGGTAGAAAAATCAAGAGACATTTATGAAAACATCTTAACTGATGATGTTAACGACGAAGAAGTTGACGAAGCTAATGACGAAGAAGTAGATGAGGCATCAAAAGACGATGACTTAGATGAAACTACTGACGAAGAAGTAGATGAGTCAGACGACGAAGAAGTTGACGAAGCATCAAAAGATGATGACGACGAAACAAACGAAAATTTTAATCTAGATGAGTTTGAAGTTGAAGGCGAGCCAGAAATGGACATGGACATGGACATGGACATGGGTGCTGACATGGGCGGAGACGCTGGTGACAAAATGGCAATGGATATGGGTGACGAAGGTGACTCAGATGAGCCAGCAACTAAAGGCGACATTATGGATTTAGAAGCTGAACTTGAAGACCTTAAAGCAGAATTTGAAGATATGCTAGGTGATAAAGACGGCGACGAAGATGACATTGGCGACGAAGAAGATAAAGGCGAAGAAGGCGATGCTGATATTGATGCAGACGCTGAAGAAGAGTCATATAACTTTGAAGCAAATGACGAAGAAGTAGAAGAAGCTAGTGATGACGACGAAGTCGAAGAAGTAGCTAAATCTGCAGGTGAGCAAATGCGTGAATATGTTGAAAAAGTATCAGCTACAATGGGTGACAATGGTGCAAACGCCAAATCAGTCGTAGCAGGTAAAAATGACATGGGCGGCACTGCTTCAAACTTGGTAAAAGGCGGAGAAGCTGACACAAAAGGAACAACAGGCGGATTAGCTGCAAATTCAACGAAAGAAGATAATGCAGGAAACGTTAACGTACCTGGAGGAA